TCAGTCGGAAAACAGCGCCCAGCCGCGCTCGATTTCGCCGCGGTCCGCCGCCGTGCCGTTTTCCACGCGCGAGATGGCGGCGGCCAGGGGGATCATCGTCGCCGGGTCGAGCGTGTCGAGCGGCTCGTCGGGGTCGATGCCCGTGTCGGCGGCCACGGCGCGGATGTAGGCTTCGGTGTGATTCTCCACGGGCGGCGCCCAGCGGGAGATCATCCCGCGGACGGTCCGCAGGCCGTGGCGGACCCGGTAAGTATGCAACAGCACGAAGACGGCCCGGTAGCCCCAGGCCAGCGACTCGAACTGCTTGAAGGCCGGGTCCCGGGAGGGCTGCACTTCGCCCTTGTAACGCACCTTCGACTGCCGGATGTTCCCCGGATTGCAATTCGACAAACCCCTACTCATCGCCTGCCTCCTTCCGGATGCGGCGGTGCACGTAGCGGCGCAGCCAGCGGAACAGCGGAGCGTCGGAGAGCTGCGCGGCGTTTTCGAGAAACGACCACAGTTCCACGCCGCAGGTGAACCCCGTAAGAAGCCGCGCGAGGTTCAGCCGCATGAAATCCAGCACGCAGCTGTCGATCAGCCACGCCATCGAGATCGCCGTGAGCGCGAGGGCGAGCTTGAGCACCGTGCGCCACGCCTTGCAGCTCTCGAAATACCATGCGCGCCCTTCGCGGAGGGCCGCAGCGCGGTCGGCCGCCACTCCCGAGAGGAAATCGACGCCGATGAAGACGACGGTCGTGGCCGCCAGCGGCCCGATCGGTGCGAACAGCGCGGCGATCCCCGCCGCCACGCCGCTAACGAATCTGAACAAAGCCTCCATCGGTCGTACAGCGGTTGAAGATGTCGTTCTCGGGATCGTATTCCGGGAATTCATCCCGGTGTGCGCGAAGGTGCTCCGCAGCGCGGTGCAGCAGCATGCGGGCCTGGGCCAGCAGGGCGCGCCGCAGGTGTCGGCGGGCCGTGTCCCCGGCCGGCTGGGCATAGGCGGATTTCGGAGCCGTCGTGCCGCACTGCCCGGTGCGGACGTCGAGCCGCGGCTGGAGGACGGCGCGCGTGAAGAGGGCTGCCGGGGAGGCGAGGTATTCGGTCCGGAAGTCGGGATAGGAGCCTGCGAGGAGCTTTTCGTAGAGCGCCCGTCCCACGACGGGGACGATGTGGCGCTGTTCGGCTCCGGCAATGTCGGCTTCGGCAATGATCTCCGGCGGCAGGTATTCCCCTTCGCCGAAGGCGAGTTTCAGCACCTGGAGGGGTGTGACTAACGTATTCATAAGGTGGAAGATTAAAAGTGAAAAGTCGAAAGTTTGCCGATGTCACGTGATGAGAATCCCGCTCGGCAAAAAGCGTAAAGCGGTTTGAAACCGCTTTCAGGGGCGACGGCAGGATACTGCGATCCCGTTCTGTGCAAGCACCCATAAAACAGGCGTCTCACGCCTGCGCCGCCTTTGGCGGCGAAAGATCCCGGCCCGATGCCGGAGCCGTGAAACGAAGTCCCGGCTAAAAGTGGCAAGAAACGGGGCCGGTTTGCTTGCAAACCCGCGAATAGGCGCCCGTTTCGAACGTTAGACGGGACAAAGTAGGCAAAGGCATCCGCCGGGGAGTTTTTGGGTACCTTTTTGCGAAAAAAAGGTACAAAACACCCGCGACATCGTCGCGGATTTCTCTGTACTTTTGATGTCAACCGACGCACGCAGCACGAGCAGAGACCGCTTGCGGGCTATGCCGTGCCAGAAGGAGGAAAACGAGCGTAGCGAAGTTAAAAGCGCCAAAACCATCCGCATGTCGCTTTTCGCGGCAAAAGCGGCAGAATGCCCCGCGGAAGCTATGCATTTTATTCGATACTTCTAATATTATACTTCGTAATTTCGGATAAAAACGCCTGCTGGCGTTCATCCTCCGGGTCGTAGTCGAGTCCGTCGGCCTTGCGGGCCTCCCAGACCTTCATGTAGATGGGTTTCGAGCGGGTCGGCGGACGGTTGACGATTTGCAGCGACGTCGTGTCCAGCCCCAGCACCGAGGCGATGACGGCGCGGATCGGCTCCGTCAGTTCGTCCTGCTCGGCGAGGATCACCGTGTTGAGCGCCACCTCGTATTCGTGCAGAATGCGTTCGGCGCTGAATCCCGCAGCGTAGTCCAGTCCGCTCAGCGTCCGGAACCACGAGTGGGCCACGACGATGTCGCCGACGGCCTGTTCGTGCAGCGCCTGCCAGTCGCCCTCGTTCTGCGCGGCAATGGGGATGAAGCGCGAATTGTCGTCCTCGCCGCCGTCGCGGATGACGAACATCACCTGCCCGGGGTTCCCGGCGAACTTCTGTTCGGCGAGCCGCACGATGCGTTCGGCCTCGGCCTCGTTGTCCACCGACGAGTCGAGCATCATCACGCCCGACAGCTGGAACGAATTGTCGAGGCGCGAGATGTTCCAGCGGTCGGTCTTCCAGGCGATCGCCGAGACGCTGAACCCCGCGATGTAGGGCGGCACGCCGTAGTGTTCGAACATCGGTTCGTAATCCTTGTAATGGACGATCGAGCGCAGCGTGCCGTCCTCCTGCGCTTCGAAGTCGGGGTAGAGCGGCAGCGAGCGCGCCTCGGCGGGCTTGAACGCCGCCCAGTCGTGGTGCAGCAGGACGTGCTTCGAGTCGCGGGCCACGCGGCAGCGCGAGGCGTCCTGGTGGTAGAGCGACAGAAAGGTGTGCCCGGGGTCGGTGACCGCTTCGAGGAACGCGTTGCCGAACAGCGACTTGTCGAAGGCCAGTTTGCCCAGCACCTGGCGAAGGCTCTCGCCCCGGCCGTTGACGCACCGGACGAAGGCCGCCAGCTGCGGCTGCTGCGCCTCGTCGCACGTGAATCCCTTGCCGGAGATGTAGTCGGCCTTGTCGTTGATGATGCGCCGGTGGGTCGTCGAACGCCGGGCCATCAGCGCCAGCGCCGCCGGGAAGAGGTTGTCGTCGCCCCAGCGCCAGAATTTGTCGCTCTCGACCCGCGACAAACCCAGCGCATAATAGGGGTCCGTGCGGTCGGCAACCCCCACGGCCGTCTTGATTTTTTTCGTTTTGCTCATGGCGTTTTTCGGATTTCAGGGACGCGGCATCCGCGGGGAAAGCCCCTGCGGATGCGCGTTCCCGGGTTTTTACTGCTTGTATGCAAAGGAGATCAGCGCCTCGTCGAGGATCTGGGTTCCGGCCATGAAGACCGCACGCTGGCGGTTCTCCATCTCGTCGGGGTTGTACCACATGCGCACCTCGTTGCCGGGCATGTCGGCCGTGTTGACGGCCAGCACGAGGTTGCGGCGGTCGGTGAGCATGACGAACGACTGGCGGAAGGAGGTGGCGCCGAGGTAGCTGCCCAGCCTTACGTCCACGACCGGAATTCCGTGGTAGGCCAGCGTCCGGCGGCCGTTCATCGCATCGGCGTAGGCCGCGTCGGCGCCCTTTGCATCGAGGTACTTCTCGTACAGAAAATAATCAAAATTGTCGCAAACTAACTAATGAACGAAAAAATTTGCCTTGTTTTTAATCTGAAATTTTATGTATAAGGGGAAACGCCGCATTTTTTCGGCCCTTTCTCCTTAACCTTTATAGATACGATGCAATTCAACTCCACCGAATTATTTTACAAACTGCATCAGATAGTTTTCGCAAAATCCAGCTAACGGGAATTTCACGACCTCATTCCGTCCGTCGGGTGTGGTGTATTGGAATAGGATTGTATCGGCTTTCACGTGGTAGTCGAACAAATTCACCTTTTCGCCCGTTCCCTCGATTTGCGCCTCGTTAGCCGTCATTGTGCCGATTATCCCGTCCATTTCGTTAAGTTCGCACTTTCATCCGAAGATGTATTGTCGATTCTTTGTAAGGATAATTTCGACGGGCTTTGTTATGTCTGCCATATTAGGGGCAAACATGTAGATAAATGTTTCGGGAAATATTTCGTCTTTGGGTTTTCCTACAAGCAGGACTATTCCCTCTGTTGGGCTCCATTTGACCGTTTTTTGGATTATCTGTTTATCTTCACATGTGTCGGTCATTCATGCTGTTTTAGGGTGTTTGTATCTGTTCATTTTAGCTAAAATTTATATTGTTATTTATCTTTATAAAGATAAGATTATTAGTGAAATAAACAAAATAAGAAAGTGACAAACTCTGCAAAAGGGTCTTATGGATTAACCTTTTCACAAAGTCTGTCACTCGGAATTTTGCCAATCAGTTTTGGCTTTTGAATAGTGATTGTTGAGTTAAGGCAAATTGAGCGAATGCCCAAACAAACGTTTTAAATTTCGTCACCTCTATTACCGCCTTAAATGTTTCTGTTTTGTGTCTTTCGTCTTTCCAATCTGTGATTTTAATATGTGTAATGTCTTTTCCGTTATCGCTCCCGAATCGGATTCCATCATGTGCAATGGCATTTCGGATATGCCGAGCCACGTTCTTCACGCTCTTATTGGGTTCTTTTATGCAGCTAATGTCTGTATCGGCAATTCCCCATTTGTCCGCTGAAACAACCTCTGTCGGAAGATGATTGAATAGGCTTTGTTGTGGAATTATCAATAATCCAACACATGCATTGATGAACAATGTATTTTCAAACGGTATTTGGTATCCGTTAACAATTTCTTGTGTCCGTTGGATAAACTCTATTTCAAAAATATTTTTGTACTCCATTGGGCTTACTCTGTAAAATCGTATCCAACAATATTATCGCCTAAATCTTTCCAATATGGAGCTTTTTTATAATCATCAACAGCTGACATCGGAACATAGTATTTACATTTCCATGAAGTTCCCCAATCATTTCCAAAAACGTTGGCACCTCCTAAAAAAGGCGGTGTAAGAGATTTGCAATAGACAAATTCTACATTGCGATTGTGAAATGCATAGTCTCCAATAGATTTGACACTTGCGGGTAGCGTAACACGTAAAGTTGAGATATTGATACTAGATGCTCCATAAAATGCATATGCTCCAATAGTTTCTACATAATCCCCTAATATTATAAATCGGAGTGAGGTACATCCATAGAATGCTCTATCTTGAATATCTGTAATATTATTTCCCCAAGTAACAAACTGTAAATCTGAGCATCCCGAGAATGCATTTTGCTCAATAGTTTTTACATTATCTGGAATAACGATAGTATATAATTTAGAGCAGTCTTTAAATGCCTCTTTTCCAATATAGGTTACCCCGATAAAATATCGTAATTCATTGAATGACGAAATCGCACTACCATGAAAGTAATGGTAATACCCAATATATTTTACATTTGCTGCCTCCTGATACGATAGTTCACCATCAAGATTTTTATCCCACGAATTGAGATTATCTATATTACTACTGTTAAGCCATTGACTAGAACACAAATATTTCGTAATGGGATCAGCAAATTGAATGTTTTGTGTTGTCGTATCATTATTCTGAGGCATAGTTATTACCGTTCCATCTGCCAATTCAAAGTAAACATTGTTTTCGTCCTGCGTGATTTTGATGCTGTCTGCATCCTTGCCGTCCTCTCCCGTAGCTTTGCCTAATTGCGTCCAATTCGTTCCGTTGTCATAGGAAATCCACCAATATCCCTCTCGAATTTCGAGTTTAGGCGTAACACCATCTGAACCATCCGTGCCATTATTACCGTCTGTCCCTTGTGCTTTTATCTTCTGACCATCTACAACGATAAACTCACCGTCCAGCGTCCAATAATAGATGCCGTCCGTGTCTTTCTTCACTCCGATAACGGGTGTGTTGCCATCGACACCATCCGCACCATCCTTGCCGTTGTAAATCACAATCGGGTTGCTCTTGGCAAACTTAATCGTATAGCCTACTACCTTGCCGTTCTCGGTCAGCGGGTCTACACTCGTAATATAATCGTTGTTTTGGAGTGCTGTTACAATTGTCTGTAATGCCGAAAGATTGGTATTCGTTTCGTTGCAAAGACGCTGTAAGGCTTCAAAAGCAGACCATGTAGGCAGTTTGATTTGCGTACCGTTTGATAAGGTGAAAATTACATAGTCCGTGCTGGTTTCATAATCCACGCCCGAAAACATAGAATCGCTACCGACGCCATCTTCACCTGTGGCCTTGCCTAACTGCGTCCAATTTGCTCCGTTATCATAGGAAACAAACCAATAATCATTTTCGATTTTGAATTGCGGGGTCGTGCCGTTGGTTCCGTTTGTGCCGTCTTTGCCCTCTGCTTGGATTTTCTCTCCATCAACCACGATAAATTCGCCGTTGAGTGTCCAGTAATAGACACCATCAGTATCTTTTTTTACGCCGATGGTGGGTGTTGTCCCATCTTCACCGTCTTGTCCGTCTTTACCGTGGTAGATGGTAATAGGGTTACCTTTGCTGAAAGTAATTGTATAGCCGATTTCTTTGCCGTCTTTCATAAGAGGTGTAGTCCCCGTAACATAGACGTTGTTTTGTAATGCTGTTACGATAGTCTGCAACGATGAAATATTTGTGTTCATCTGCTTGCAGAGTTCCTCTAATTTTGCGACACGGTTTTCCAATCCGTGAACGCTGTTCCAAAGGTCATCATCATCGTATTTACACGATGTGAGCGCAACCACCGCAAATAATGCGGCAAAAGCCAATAGTTTTTTCATAGTAAGATTTATTTAAGTTGAACAAGTATTTTAAATCTTACTATCCGCCCCTCAATAGTGGATTCAATAATAAGAAAGCGCAGGGCTGAAAGCTCATTTGAGGATAGTAGGCCGTAGGATTGCCCGAACATTCAAATAAGCAACAACCCCGCGCCGTATCCGTAAAGGATATGACGGGAGATAAGGTCTGCCTATTCTCATGTTCAATGAATTTCCTACGTTCACTATCCGAGAATAAACTTACGCTTCCGTAAATTTCAATATGTCATCCACAAAGATAAAAAACATATTCTGAAAACGCAATGACCTTATTCCGCTTTTCGGGATTGTTGCCGTATCAAATTTCTGAAAAACAAAGTTTCTATCCAATAGCAGAGAGTATGGAATCGAAACTTTGTTAGTTGTAGATTGGGTTAATTGTTCCCGCAAATTTCTTGTATTACGCCGTCCATGTAAATCGCCTGCCCGCTCGTCAGCCGTCCCCACCAACGACACCCTAATTCCTCGATGATGATTTCGCCCTGCTCTTTCAGTCGTTCGGCCAGCCATGGAGTAACAAGCCACCATTCCAACACCTCGTCCCCGTTAAAGGGATAGATATATTCTTCGTCGATTTTTCCTGCTTGGATTAACTCCTCGATAACCGTGCTTTGTCCCCATAAAACATGAATGTCCGTAATCCGTTTGGCTCTCTCTTGTGTTTCGTACATAGCGATTAAGTTTTATTCTTCGGTTATTAGTAGTAATCCAACTTCATGTAATATCAATAATCTTATGCTGTTAGATGGTTTAGGGCATAAATATGGGTGGGCTGTTTTATGTGGAATCCTATTATATGTAATGGATAAAAATTCGGTTTCCCATCTGAAAAGGGGGAGGGGTGAAAAAGTGATAGTATCTTCATGGTCGGCCTATCAAAGCAAAACGCCCCGACTATAAAAATCGGAGCGTCTGAACGAAAGTATATTATGTGAGTAGAAAAGATTGTAAATGTAGCTTATTGGCCTTTATCGGGTCTTGGGTGCATAGCACCTTAACGAAATAAGCCAGCGACACGGATTCGGGAATCATCTTGCACCGTTCATTTAGGGCATAAGTAACCGACAGCGAATTATCAGCCGACAGATTCGGAATGTTGTATTTAGTAAGAATCCGATTCATTGCCCGTTCATTTCATTGCGGCGGATTCGTTCTCTTTATTATGCAGAATCGGCATATTTCATTATAGACGGCGTGTGCCGTGTCTTTCTGCGGTGGGTTTATAAAGCAATCATCCGTTATTTCGTAGCCGTTCGGTAGGGCCTTAATCAGCCCTAATCCGTTACTCTCTTTAATAAGGGCTGAAACCGTATTACGATTCATTCCGACAGCATCGGCAATCTGTCCGATATTTCAAAGGATAGTATTCGTATTATTAAGACATATAGCCTTTAATAAGAGCAGAAAGCCCGCAATTTTCGGCGGGTGGTTCTTTGTAAAGAATCGGTTATCCACGAAATAGAAATCCGTTTGGGGATTGGCTATATAATAGGAATTACGGCGTTTGCATCCGTCGATTATGCGGGTTGTAACCTGCATTGCTCCGCACTCCTTTAATCGTTGGACAGACCGTTTGACGGTACGGATATTTACTCCCGTTATTTGGGACAGCCTTTCTTCCGTTATATGGCTTATTTGTGTCTTGTAGTCCGATTTGCATTTAATCGTTGCTCAAACGTAAATGTCAGTCGGTTTGCCGTTGCCCGTCTGAAGCTGGCAAATTGATTTTGGAATCGTTGTATAATTCATCGTTAGCGACGTAATTAGTAAATAGTATCTCTTTTGTTTTTAATAATTTCCGAAAGCAGGCGGAGCCTAACGCGGCTTTGGCGGCTTTTCGGTTGTCGAATCATTTGTGTTGCGTTACATAGTACAGCATAGTCTGAAAATCGGGTTTGAGGCTCTTCAGAGCCGAGAGCCTATAATTAGGTGTTGATTGGGTAGGTAGTGGTATAAGTGCCACTTTTAAGCACGAAGCAGGGGACAGATTTAGGCATCGCCTTTATCCCTCTTGCTGGCTTCTGTAAAGGTACAAAGGTTATTTTCAGCAAACAAATGAATCGGGGTATTCTTTATCGGGAGCCGAAATGAGGGCTTTTCAGCGATTCTTATTTGACGAAAATTAGTATATTTGTTTATGGCATAGTTAGCTAAGTTATTTTGTCAAATCCTTAAAACTTTTCGTGAAATGGAAGATTCCTTGCACTTGAAAACAGAACCCATCCTTATTTTTGTGAATGATTTTTTGAATGTGATGGCTCGATTCGGCATTACATCGGATGAAGAATTATTTCTCCTTTTATGTTATTACAGTCAAACGCAAATGGACGGTACAGGTCTGTTTATCAAATGGTGGACAGACGCAAGAGGGGCACAGACGATAACGCCAATCGTAGAAAGTCTTGTAAATAAGAATCTTCTTGATATGGGAGGTGCTACTAATTTTAATCTTCATAATGTAAAGCTATCACCCGATTTTGTGGAATTTATGGAAGGAATCGGGAAGCGAAACAGCATATGGCTAACTCCGCAAGTGCTTAACAATATGAGGCGAATGGGCTAATTTGAAAAATAGGGAAAAAGCATTGCAGGAGAATTTTCCAGCAATGCTTTTTCTTTCATTCCGTTATCGGGATCTCGTATTCTTCGACGGGCATGGCCTTGAAAAATTCGTCGAACGTGTAGCGCAAATTCATCGGCTGGGCTGAATAGGGATTATCCTTGTCGGTTCGTAAGGACGGAACGATAATTTGTTTACGCTCCATGTCGCCTTTGAACGTATCGGGCAAAAGGTAGGTTCCGCCGTTTCGGTGCTTTTTAATCAGCACGTAACGTGTCATGCCGTTCTTAAAGACTATTTCCAAAATGCCACGCATGGCAGAGAGGGAATGATAGACGGCCTTTTGCAATTTTTCCTTGTATAAGGCCGACTGCTCCATCTTGCTAAAATCTTTCTGCTCCACGTTCCGTTTTATTTCGGCATCGTTTTCGGCTATCTGTCCGTTCAGTTCGGAAATTTCCTGCTCGGTTTGCTTGATTTGTTTGCAAAGCACGTTATAATCGGTTTCCAATTCATTGATAAGGTCATCATTATTCAGTTTCTTGATTTTGGCAATCAACGATGCCGATTGCGTTTTCAGTTCATCGACGCTATTGACTTTTCGGGTGATTGTTTCCCGAATCTGCTTGTTTATCCCCTGCAATTCATTTGCCCGCTGGGTATTGAAGCGCTTGTATTCCTCGGTGTGCAAGGTTTCCTTTACACAAGTCCAAACGGACGATAGGATATAAGCGCATTTGACGCCGTAATTTTCGCATTTCTGTTTGTCGTTATAAGCACTTGAACAACGATAGATTAGATAGCTGTTGTGGTTGGGTTTCATGTAAAGACCGCATCCACACGGGCAAAACAGCAAACCTTTCAGCGGATTATAGTATTTCGGAGCATTGCTTTGAAACAGGCTGTTTTCACGCATCTGTTTGTTGGCCTTGTCGAAATCTTCGGGCGTGATGATTTGCAGTTCGGGAATTTGGCCGTACAATTTTCCCCGTCGGTATATCTCCCCTTTGTATTTGGGATTGCGGATAATGCGGCAGATGCCCGAATAAGAGAGTTTGTAAGGGTATAATTTATTGTAAACCCTTACAGTCTGCCGTATCGTATTGCCGTCGATTAGCTGCTGAAAAAGGTATTTTACCGCTTCGGCTTCTTTGGCATCGACGACAAGCAGGTTTTTAGGCGTTTGGTTCAGTTTGTAATCGGGATTGTGAATGACTTTGTAGCCGAAAGGAACCGTACCGCCTGCAAACATATTGCTAAACTCGGCCAGTTTGGAGCGTAAACCCGTCTGCATCCGACCTGCAATCTTGTAGCGTTCGTCGGCACTTGCTTTGGCTTCTACTGACAGCGTAATGATGTCGTAAAGGGATAAAATAGTTCCAGCCTTATAAATGCGGTCTTGCTTATCCAAAAACAGAATATCGACACCTTGTTTCAAAAGTTCGTTTATCGTTGAAAGAACGGATAAAATATCATCTTCACGCGATAAACGGGAGAGTTCCGAAACGATAATCATATCGGCGACCGCATCGTCCACATCTAAAAGTTCATTTAGACTTTTCCTGTCCTTTCTGGCGCCCGAAATTTTCTCTTGAATGATTTTGATTAGATGATAATTTCGGTCATTACAATAGGCCGTAATAAGTTCAATTTGACGGGTAATGTCTTGTGCCTCCGTCGAAACACGGGCGTAACCGACCACTCTTTTCGATTTTTCCATAACGCTGTCAATCAATCTTTAGCGCAAATTTAACGTTTTTTTGTTAATCTGCGACAAAATTGATTACTATATGTAGAGGCGGTAGATGTCCGACGAGACGAAGTAGGCCAGCCGGTCGTCGGCCTTGAGGCCCGGGATGCGGGGATCGGCCCCGGCCCACAGCTTGTCGAACAGCTCGACCACATAGGCCGGGTCTTCGAGCGCGGCCGCCTGGTAGGAAAAGTTATAGACGCCGTCGTCGTCGACCAGACCGTTGATGCGCTTCAGCAGTCCGTCGAAGGTGTTGTAACCCGACGCCGCGGAGGTGTCGCCGATCCACATCGTGACGCGGATATTCTCGGCGAGGGCCTGTTTGAAAAGCGCCGTTTCGGCCTGTTCGAGCTCCGTGCCCGAGAGGTCGTCCATGTGGGTGTTGACCAGCGACGAGACCTTCTCGTAGACCATCGAGAAGTAGTTGGCGGCCGAGAATCCCAGTTCGGCCTTCACCCGGTTAAGATTGACCGTCTTCTCGTACTTGGTCGCCGCTTTGCCCCCGGCCCAGCCTGCGGAGGTGAATTTCTGGAGGATGTTGCGCTGGCCGTCCCAGAGCTGGACGTGCGTAGGCTGGGGCATGTTGTAGAGTACGCGCACGCCGAGGTCCTGCGCCGACTCCCCGGTGAGCATCGGGCGGAAGAAGATGTTTTCGAGGTCGGAACCGGTGTACTGTTTCGAATTTTCGAGGTAAGTCATGGTTGTTTTTGGTTTTAAATGGTTGATGAATTTGGTTGTTTGTTTTGCCTCCGCAGGGCGGGTATCGCCGGACTTCCATTTAGGCCGAAACCTCCTTTTGTTCCTGACCGGCAGATTTTCGATTCGCCTCCGGTGAATCGGCAGCCCGAAGCCCCCCGCTTGGCAATTTTCAATTCTTAATTTTTAATTGCGCATGCGCCTGGCGTCTTCGGCATAGGCGCGTTCGTTGGCCGAGCGGACCGTGTCGCCGCAGGAAGGGTCCTCGCGCGGCTGCGTGGAGGTCGGCGCGGCCTGCCGGCGGGCTTCATCGGCCGCAACAGCCGAACGGCTGCGCAGAGCCTGCACCTCCCCGTCGAAATGGAGAACGTTGCGGTCGGCGGGAAGCGCCGGGCCGGGCCGCAGACCGATATTGGTCAGCAGACGCTCCCAGCCCCGGGCGATATTCCGCGCCAGCGAGGACGCCGGCTGCTCCGCAGCTTCGACCACTTTGTCGGCCAGTCCCGCCGCAACGGCCTCCTCGGGTGCGAGCCAGCGGCCGTTGCCGTTGTTCTCGGCCATCAGGGCCTCGAACTCCGCGGCCGGACGCCCCGAACGGGATGCATAGACCGCGGCGATACGCGCATCGGTCTGGTGCAGCAGGTCGATCTTCCCGGCGATCTCCGCGGCATTTCCCTCGGTCGAACAGATGGCCGTGTGGATCAGATAGAGGGCATTGGCCGACAGGAGGCGGCACCCCTCCGACGCCGCCTGGGCGATGATCGTCGCAGCCGAGGCCGTATAGCCGTAACAGCGGGTCGTGACCCGCGCCGGGAGCTGCCGGAGCGCGTCGTGGATCAGCAGCGCGTCGTTCACGTCGCCGCCCGTCGAGCGGATGTTGACCACCACCTCCGGGGCCTCGATCTCCGCAATGCGCCGCAGGGTGTCGCGGAAACGCTCGTAGGTCGCCACCCGGGCGTCAGGCTCTTCGAACTGCCACTCCTCGGGTACGCCGATGGTCCCTTCGATGTCGATCTGGCAGACCCCGGCCGTGTTGTTGATTTGAATTTCCGATTTCATGATTAATGTTTGTAAGTGTTGTAAAATGCGTTGCGCACCTTCTCGTAAGAGCAGCAGAATTTCCCGGCTGTGACCTCGAAGGCTTCGCAACGGGACATGCCCTCCTTTTCGAGCCGCCCGATTTCGTCACGGATCGCGCGCTGTTCACACCCCCGGCGGCTGACCAGCCCCAGTTCGAACAACCGCAATACCGCCTGCCGGGTCGTAAGCCCCCGGACCTCCCGAAGCACCGCTTCGGCCAACAGTTCGTCGTGCCGCGTCATCAGTCTTCCATGAGGCGGTTGAACGTGCAGCGCACCGAGGCTTTCGCCGGGTCGTAGTCGCCAACGGCGTGCAGCGCGGCCCGCACCACGCCCGCTCCGGTGTCGATGCGGAAGACCGAACGGATGTCCGGCGCTCCCGTTCCGGGCGTCAGAAGGGCTTCGAATTCGTGAGGCGCGAGCCGCAGCGAGAGGATGATCCGCTCACGGGAGGCCTCCCGGCGCACCTGCCCGTCGTAGAAGCGGTGCAGCCCCTGTTGTCCGTCGCGGTCCTCGAAACAGAGCGTGAACCCCTCCGCAGCGTCGTCCCCCGCGAAATGGAACGCCGCGAGCGGATACTCCGAACGCCCCGAAGGATACCCCCACCGCTCGTCGCCGGGCAGCGGATGCATCCCGGCGTAGCGGACGATGCGGAGCGTGAAGTTGGTTCCGTCCTCCTCCGCGTCGTCGCGGTCGCCGACCTCGGGAATCAGCGCCGACGGCGCATTGAGGTAATGCCCCGCGGCATTCAGCGAGGGACTGAACAGCGGATTGCGCAGCACCTTTTCGCCCTGCATCGCGGCGTAGGAATCCGCCGCAAAACTCCACGCCCCGAGCGGAGCCTCCTCCCCGGCGTCGAAGCGCGCCACCGCGCCGTCGCCGTCCCGGTACCGCCACGTCCGCACCTCGTGAATCTCCGGGGCGACCGGCCGCCGCTCGACAGGCTGCGAAAAGTCCGTCCTGCCGCTCCAGTCCGTCTCCGGCCCCGCACCGAAAAACTCCCCTTCCGGCTCGATCCAGACCCTCCGCGTCGCCTCCTCGGTGTAGAACCGCAGGTTGAACAGATGCGCAAGGGCATCGAGCAGTTCCGACTGCCGGATGCGGTGCTGCGCCACATCGGCGAATGCGATCCGCGACCCGAATCCCGGAGCCGAGAGGAAGCGCGGCCGCAGCGAGCACTCCTTGTGCAGGGTCAGCGCCATCCCGGGCTCCGCCCCCGCGAAGTAGATCAGATTGAAATACTTGGGCGATGCGGGCGAAACGCTCTCGGCGGCCGTGCGGAGCCGCACCTCGACCATCGTCTGCCCCGTCTCGCCGACGTAGCCGTTGTAGAGCGCCCAGTCGCCGCGGTAGGCGACCCACTGCGAACCGCTGCGGACCAGCAGCACGGGATCGACGACGGTCCCCGAGGCCGGGGTGGTGACCTGCGCCGAACGGGCCGCAAAGTCGGTCCACACCGTGCCGGGCACGCCGTTGCGGGTGTAGGTCAGGCGGTACTGCGCCCCGGCGAGGTGATCGAAAACCAGCGCGCGGTAGGTGAAATTCGGCGCAACGGCCTCGCGGAGGTCCCTGTACCGGTTGGCCAGCTCGAACCGGAACTCGGCCCCGGGACCGAGATACACCGTATCGAAGCCCTTGAGCCGCGTCCGCGAGACGATGCGGTGGGCGGTGGTGTATTTCAGGCGGTATTCGAACCCGACGCTGATCTCCGTCGGCGGCGTGAAGACGATCTTGCCGTTGTCCGTCGAGAAACAGTTGCCGTTGTTGAAAAGCCCGTCGATCGCCTCGCCGTCGGCGTCGACGCTCTGGGGCGTGGCCGTGTCGACGATGTTGCCCACGGTGTTGGCGACGGCCTTGGGGTTGGCCGAAACCCGCCCCAGTTCGTTCGCCGCAGCCGTCGCTGGAGCCAGCCGCCGCGCCGAGAAGCCCATGCGGCCGGCCGCCGCCGTGGTGTCGCGCGAGGAGTAGGCCCCGCTCATGTAGAGCGACCGGAAAAACGCCGATTCGAAAAAGCGGCTCTTCACCTCGTAATCCGCCTCCCGAAAAATCTGCCCGACGAGCGTGGCGACGTGCAGGAACGGATGGTAGTCCTCCACCGAGAGCAGGCGTTCCGCCGGAAGCAGGTCCGAGGAGCTGTTCTGCCGACGGTATTCGTCGCGGTGGATGGGGAAGAACTTCACCGGGGAGTCGTCCGTCCAGCTCTCGACGATCGCCGTCGGGGTCAGGACATTGTCCCACGCCACCCCCAATCGGGAAAACATGCGGCGGGCGGCATTTTCGGCCCATCCGGCCCCTCCGTCGCGGATTTCGAGCGTGTACCCCTCTCCCGACGCGGCCAGCAGGCGCACCGTTCCGCCGATCAGCGCCGAACCTTCGGCCGACAGCTCCGCCGTGTGGAGCGCGTCGTTGAACCCGCCGGCGGCGTGCGGGTCGCAGGCAAACCCCACGAGCGCATCGTTGCGCGGCGTCGCGGGAATCGGGATTTTCAGCGACCGCCCTTCGCGGCAAGCCTCCGGATCGGCGAGCCGTGCGGCGTCGTAGCCGGGAACCGCGACGGACGCCATCCCCAGGTCGCAAATCTGTCCGTCGATTTTCAGTTCCATGCTGCGTGTTTTTTACGTTTGGGGCGAATGGCGATCTCCAGACAGCTCAACGTGCCGCGCCGCTGTACGACGGCCTCTTCGGTGGCGATGTCTACCGGTATATAGCACTTTTCAGTGACGATCCATGCCGCTGCCGTCGCTGTCAGTTCGGCCAGCGGCTCCAGCATGCTCCGGGTCTCGTAGGCCGATACGAGCACTATTTCGCGGTCTGTTTCCGCCGCCGCGACCACACGTCCCTGCGGACCCTCCGCCTCGCGCCTTTCGGTGCGCACGGTTGTCGTCCGCACGATGGGAAAGGTGTAGTGCTCGACCGATCCGGCGCTGCTCCGCCAAGCCAGCCGCACCTGTCCCTGAACGGCCGGAGTCACGGAATAGACGACCGAGCCGCACGTCCCGGCATCGACCGTCACACGCTCCGCGCCCGGGAAATCGCGCATGTCGAGACGAAACAGGTGCAGCCCCGCCTCGCTCACGCGGTAACTTTCGGCCGTCGCGGTGTCCCCGGCCTCGGCCGTCACCGTCACGATGCAGGGTCCGTCGGTCAGCAGCGTCAGTTCGTCGCATGCGTCCTCCGGGATCAGACGCACGAGCGGCATCGAGGTCCGCAGGCCGGGCGTTCCGGGGGCGTCGCCGGGCAGAAACGTGCGCGCCGGAGCGACCGCCGCGGCCGCTTCCCCATCCGTTCCGGCAACCTCGACGACGGCCGTGACGGTCCGTCCTTCGGCAGGGTAAAATCCGGTCCGCCCCGTTGCGGGCGTGAAATGCAGCCGTCGCCGGAGGTAGGGCGCCGCATCGAACGCGGCCTCGGCGACGGCCGCAAAACGTTTTGCACCCAGCAGCGCACTGCCGTCGCCGACCGGTCCACGCGTGCCGGCTCTGTCTGCGCCGCCGGGCGAGACCGCCGCGCCGATTCCGGCTGCGGACCCGGCCGCCGCATCGACGATGCGGATGTCGATGTTTCCGGCCGTCTCCTGACTGACGGCGTAGCGGAGTTCCCCGCCGAGCGGGGCGTACTGTTGCGGAATTCGAGTAAATAGCAT